GGACGCGTTCGATGCAATGCGCGGTTACGGAATGAGGGCAGCATACGCTGTCGATCCTGGGCATTACTCGGATCAGACAAGTGTAAGAAGCACGGCGGTCAGCGGCGGACAATGATTATCCCATACGCAGGCCGGTACGGTGAGGTCCTGGGAAAGGGTACCTTGGCGGCGGCGTATCAGAAACACCGCCAGTCGGAAGACTATAAATCCCTGCGGGATGAGTTGGCAATGATGCGGGCGTTCACCGAGGCGTTTATGATGCAGTTGGACGGCCTCGACATCACGCAGTTAACGCCTACCATGTGTGGCGCGGTGATGCTGATGGTCCAGGAGGTGCGGGCGCTGGTCGAGACCATGGCTCGGGTGGACCAGAAAATATCCGTCACATTATCCATCACGGATGTGTATGGACTGGTGCAACAGATATTTGAGATCGTGCGCCAGTATGTGCACGAACCGACGGTGTTGCGGAAGATAGGCGAGGGCCTCCAGATGATGGAACTCTCGGCCAGTGAATTGCCTAACGCACGACGCCCGGTACTAATCCATGGCGAATCCGAATCCGAAACAATTGCTGATTCACCAATTAGCGATGCGCTTTCAGGCGATCGGCGAGAGGCTACGGCCGGAGTATGAAGTCCTGGAAGAAGGTCAGTCGCCTGAGGGATTCCCGTTCACGACAAAACTTTACGGGCCGGGCACGCCGGTTGAGACGGTATGACGGCGGTAATGACGGCGGCTGCGCCTGACATTGCATGGAACAATGATCCGCATCGGCCATTTAAACCTTATGGCGCGGCGGATCAGTTATTCCGCACGCAGGCGCGCGAGATATTGATCGTCGGGCCCGCGGGCACCGGTAAAACACGGGCGGTCCTGGAAAAACTATACCTGATGGCGATGCGCCACGCGCAATGTCGTATCCTGCTGGTGCGGGCTACCCGGGCATCCCTGAACGAATCGGTGTTGGTGACCCTGGAGAATAAGGTCTTGCCCGCGGGTTCAGGCCTCCTGAGTGGGGCGCACCGCCAGACGCGCACGACATACAAATTAGATAATGGATCGGAGATCGTTGTCCTGGGTTTGGATAATGTCAACCGAATAATGTCGGCTGAATACGATGCGGTCGGGGTTTTTGAGGCGACCGAGGTCCTCGAGGATGATTGGGAAAAATTAGATACGCGATGCCGCAACGGGCGGATGGGCTATCACCAGTTGATCGCGGACTGTAACCCCGGGAGTCCGATGCATTGGCTCCGACGGCGGGCGGACACGGGCCGAATGGTGGAATTATTCTCAAAGTTTGAGGATAATCCGACCATCACCCCAGAGTATCTGGCATCCCTCAGTCGATTGACCGGGCACCGACGGGCGCGCCTGTTTGAGGGCAAGTGGGCGGCGCCTGAGGGTCTGGTATATCCAGAATTGATGGATTGTGTAGTTGAGCCTTACACTGAAATTCCGGATGGACGGTTTATTGGCGGAGTGGACTTCGGTTGGAATGATCCATTTGTGGCATTAGGGATGGTATATGATTCGGATACGGATATAATTCATATTTACTACGAGCGATACATTAGTAAATGTCCGCTTACCGAACATATAAAGGCCCTCCAACGGTTTGATCGAACGACCTGGTATTGTGATCCATCCCGTCCAGATAGTATCCGGGATCTGCGGATCGCAGATATTTGGGTGAAGGCGGCAAACAACAACATCCTGTCGGGCGTGGATGCGGTAAGTGCTCGAATTACATCGGGTCGATTAAAGATTGGCGCGGACTGCACCGCATTGATCGCGGAATCCCAGGGTTACGCCTACCCGGAGAAACATCTGGCCGCGGGCGAGAAACCCGCACCCGGGAATGATCACGCGATGGATGCGCTGCGCTACGGAATCATGGCAATAGATCAGTTCAGGACACAGACCCGTTGGGATAGGGAAACTGCCGATGCCAACGCTGGAACATGATAGTTTAGACGATAAGGCGGCGGGTAAAGCGCTGGTCCACCCACGTGCGCATAAGATGATTGAGGAGCCTCCCCTGCGCAAGAGTCAGCAGGTAAGACTCCTACAACGGGAACTGGAAAAAGAACAACGCGGTTCTTTGCCGCACCTGCATGTGGAAAACCCTGAGATTTGGGATGGCGAAATCGAATAATGAGCCTAAGAACTCGGATAAAAGGTGCCTGGAATGGCTGGCGGGGTAAGATTGCGCCTAGCGTGGGCGGCGCCATGTCCTATGGTGGATTATTGGGCTCAACCTACCCTAATCCCACAAAACTTCAACTTATTCAGCAATACCGTGAATTGGTGTATGCCTGTGCCGGAATTAACGCGCAGGCGGTGAGTAGTGTGCCGTTACGGTTGTATGCTACGACCTCGGGCGGGGAGCCACGACCAAAGGGCCGCTGTCGTCCTATCACGGATGCGGAGTATGCAGCCTTAATGCGGCATGGTTCATTCACGGCAAAGTTGATTAAGGCTTTGGAGGTCCATGAGATTGAGAAACATCCACTCCTGGATACATTGGACCGAGGTAATCCCTTTTTACATGGGCGCATGCAGAGTGAGTTGACCCAACTATATCAAGAGATTGAGGGTAGTGCTTATTGGTATATTGAGCCGGGCCCGTTGAGGGTACCTAAGGATTTTTGGATACTACCTTCATTCGCGGTAACGACGGTTCGGGGATTGGATGGATTACCTAAAGCATACACCTATGGTATAGGGGTAACTAAGACACAGTATAAGTTGGAAGAAATCATCGCTTTCCGAATGCCTAATTTGCGGGATCCTTATGGGGATGGGTATTCACCCCTTTATGCGGTTTGGGAATCCTATAATCTCGCCATTGATAATGCGGCGTATACGCGGGCAGGGATTGAGGAGCGCGGTTGGCTGAATACATTGGTCACGCCAAAAGAGGCCATCGGTGCGGATGAAGCGGATCGGATGCGGGCAAAACTTAAGAAAATGATACACCTGGGCAAGCAGGGCGGGCCGATGGTGAGTGAGTCCGCATTTGATTTAAAACAATTGCAATCCATGATTGATGTGATTGCGGTTTATGGGGTAGCCAAGGAAACCATTGCTAATGTGTTTGGCGTCCCTATGGCCCTCGTGACTAAAGATACCAACCTGGCGAATATTGTTGCGGCGCGCCAACAGCATGCCTTATTAGCTGTGCTGCCTCGCTGTTCGCGGCATGAGGCGACATTAAATCAACGTTTAGTACCCCTTTACGATGAGCGCCTATTTTTGGCTTATGATAACCCGGTGCCTGAGGATGTTAAGGCGCAGACTGTAAGGCGAATGAATGATTTAAAGATGGGTGTGACAACCATCAATGAGGAACGTGCTAGGGATAGGCTAGAGCCTGTACCTTGGGGTAAGGAGCCTTGGATTCCTGTTAAGAATACTAGGCCTGGGCCGGGTAAACCCGCGCCAAGTCCTGTGCCGGGACAGGGGACTGATAAGCCAGCGGCGGAAAAGGTGTTTGATGTGTTAGCAGCCTTGTCTTGTCGGGATTTAACCGTGAGTGAGGCGACAATTCGATTGGTGGATTTGGGATATTATCCAGAACGGGCGCGCCAGTTGACGGTGCGGACAAAATTACCGGCACCACGATATTGTCACCATGAACGTGCCACGGATAAGGCCTCCAATACTTGGCACGTGGATCCCGTAAAATTAGGCGAGGGTCACCAACGAGAATTGCCCAAGAGTCCTGCACTTGAGTCCTTTTTGATTGAAACTTTTAACAAACAGCGTCGTGAAGTTCTTGGGGAGATTCGGGGTAAACAGTGCAAGGATTTTTGGTCGGGCGAGGTAAGTCTGGAGAAGTGGAATAAATATATGGCGCAGGGCGCTAGGCCCTTTGTGCAGGTTGAGTTAGCGGATGGATTGGCGGATGGTTTGGCTCGTCTTGGAGCCAGTGAAGCTGCTACTGTTTGGAATGTAACTAATCCTAAAGTTAAGGATGTCATTGATTCCTTAACCATACAATTTTGTGAGACGACTAATGCTACCACGAGCATGGCACTGGGCGAGGCTCTCGCAAAATTGCGAGATGAAATTGCGGAGGGCTTGCTAAGTACTGAAAATACCATGCCGGAGATGGTGCGGCGAGTATCGGCCATCTTTGATCAGGCTGAGGAGTTCCGGGCCGCTCGAATTGCATCCACCGAAGCCAGCCGCGCCCTGCATTATGGACAGCGTTTGGCGGCGGAGGGTTCGGGCGTTGTAAAGGGTTATAAATGGTTGGCCTCTGCCGATGCCTGTGAGGAGTGTTTGGCAATTATGGCCGAGCATCCTGATGGCATTGCGATGGATGGGGTATTTGAGGATAAAGGTAGCGGGCCTTATGATAAAGTTCAATGCCCGCCCGCGCATTGCTGGTGTATGTGCACGATGACTGAGATTTTGGGAGAAACGAATGAAGGCACTTAAGCAGTACGGTGATTGTGAAGGCCCGCTGGGATTTCCTATGCGATCCGAATCAGCCCGGGCCGTTGAAGCGGTCCTGGCTTCATTGCCTGAGGATTGTAAGGCAGCAGGCCTATTGCACATGGTGAAGAGTGCTGCGCATATGGATTTTTCCGACGGGGAGCGTGCTGATGTAAGTTTTATCACGACCGAAGGTTTGGATCGTGATAATGAGGTGGTGCTGGCAAAAGGTATTGATTTTACGCACTATCGTAAAAACCCTACAGTAACTTTTGCACATAAATATGATGTGCTCCCTGTGGGGCGATCCATGTGGCTGAAACGTGAGGTGAAAAATGCGGTATCGGGTTGGTTGGCAAAGACGCAATATATCGAACGACCTGAAAATTGGTCCTCCGATACGCCCTGGTTTCCGGATGCGGTTTGGCATTATGTAAGAACAGGTAATTTGCCCGGAAAATCCATTGGGTTTATTGCCTTGGAGATGCGGCCCCCGACCGAAAAGGAACTTGAAGCTCGGCCCGAGTTGGCCAGCGCTCGGCGCCTCATATCCAAGAGTATGGCTCTTGAATACGCGGTGTGCGCATTGCCCTGCAATCCTGATGCGCTTGTTCAAGCTACGGCAAAGGCCCGTCAAAATGGCATTAAGATTCCGGATTTGTTACTGGAGGAATTGGGCATGATCGTGCCTGATGATATTCGGGCGGAGACCAAACCTTCGCCCCACACGGGTGAAACTCGGGCTGACTATATTCACCGGTGTGTACCTGTGGTTCTGGCTGAAAATACAGCCCGAACTCCGGCACAGGCCGTGGCAATATGTTCCTCCATGTGGGAGGATAAGCATGGTAAAACCGTCTCGCCGCAGGAGATCGGGGTACAAATTGCCCAGGCGATCGGTCAGATTGATGTGGCGGCGCTGGTGCGGGATGAATTGAACAAATATCGGGGCCGTGTGTAACGGTCCTTTATCAGGGCAACACGGTGGAAGGCGCCTTAAGGCGCTAAGCCAAGTGAGCCTAGCGATGTTTTAACCTTTAGGGAGTTAAACCATGAAGTGGTACGTGTTATTGAAGGCCTGGGGCAAGTACGCCGTAGGCGAAAAGATCGAATTGGTTGAAACTGATGCCAAAAGTCTTGTGGATGCTGGATACCTTAAACTGGCTGAGCCGGAGACTGAAGATTCCACGAAGAAGGCTATTGGCGCCGCCGTGGCGGAGTTCCAAAAGGGAATTCAAACGGTGGTGGGCGAGCAGATTGCCCTGGCCATTAAGGGCATGAAGGTGGATGGCAAGCAGATTTCGGTGAAGGTCGGCAAAGATTTAGCCGAGGATGATCCGATGGCCTTGCAGAATAGTTTGGGCACCTTTGCCAAGGCTGTTCAGAGTTTTAATACCGGGCACGGGATGTCCAAGGAACTCGAGGCTTACGTTCAGAAGGCCCCTTCGGGCATGAACGAAGCCGTTGGGGAAGAGGGTGGAATCCTGATTCCCGATCAGATTAGTGCGGGCATCTGGCAGCGCGCAGTGGCTGCCAATGATCTACTCGGGCGCATTCAGTTGATCCCTATTACGGGCAATTCCTACACCGTTGTGCAGGAAGCTGGGGATACAATGGCAGCCGGCACCAGAAATGCGGGTGTTCGGGGTTACTGGGTTGAAGAGGCTGGACAAATCACTAAGTCCCAGCCAAAGTTTAGGCGCCAGGCCTTGCGACTCAAGAAACTTGGCGTGTTGGTCTATGTGACCGACGAGCAACTTGAGGACAGCCCGCAGAGCCTCGAGGCCTTTATCATGGATAAGGCCGGGCGCGAGATCGCTTTTATGACAGGCGACGCCCTCATGAATGGGGATGGCATTGGAAAGCCCCTGGGCGTATTGAACAGCGCCTGTCTTATTTCCGTGGCTAAGGAAACGGATCAGGACGCGACCTCGATCTACGCCGAAAACATTATTAACATGTTTTCGCGACTCCATGCCCCAAGCTTGGCAAACGCGGCCTTCTTCATCAATCAGGATACCCTGCCGATGTTGATGAGCCTCACCCTTGCGGCAGGCGCAGGTGGCGTGCCACTTATGTGGCCTGCGGGTGGATTCAACCAAGCCCCCGCTAACACTATCCTAGGCAAGTCAGTTATTCCGACGGAATGGAATCCCACCCTAGGCAGTGCGGGCGACATTCTCCTGGCGGATTGGTCCCAGTATATGGGCATCAGTAAGGGTGGCGTGAAGTCTGCTGTGTCGATCCACCTGCGGTTCGACTACGACGAGACCGCCTTCCGCTTCACCTACCGCATGGACGGTCGGCCGGTCTGGCCGGCCGCTCTTACGCCGTATAAGGGCACCGTGACCCAGGCGCCGTTCGTTCAGATCGCTGTCCGCGCCTAAGCTGCGGGCATAACCACTAACTCAGGCGCCGTTCGTTCAGATCGCTGTCCGCGCCTAAGCTGCGGGCATAACCACTAACTCATAAAGAGGTAACGTTTCATGGATATGAACATGCTTTTGAATGAAAAGTACGGGATCGTAGGCGCCATTTATCCGACCGCGGCATTAACCGCGGCGAACTCGGGCTATATCGACATGTCGAAGTTTGATGAACTTCTCGCCCTCCTAATCAATGGGGACATGTCGGCGCATACCATCGACTTTGCGGCGTATGCCTCACCGGGCGAGGCGGGGACGAATGAAGCGGTGGTCAAGGAGATCACGCAGTTGACCAACTCTGCCTCAGCCAACGATAGCACAATCGTTGGCATTAGTCTCCGGAATGAGGATCTCCTGGCCAAATCGGGGACATACGCGATGCGCTATGTGCGATTCCGGGTTACGGCGACTAGCCAGACGGGCTATTCGGCGGTCATCGTGCTGGGTAAGCCTAAGGCGGGGCTTGGCGCCGCGAGTAATCTTGCGGCGGTAGGCGAGATTGAGGATGATTTATCCTAGTAACTGTTCTTCTGGGTTAGGCGCCTTAGCGGTGTAGTTAAGGCGCCTAACCTACCCTTTTAATAAGGAAAAGCGTATCATGAGTAGAAGTGCAAGGACTGAATTGTTTGCGAAGTGGCTTCAAGGCTCCTTGGTTATGGCGGACATGGGGCTTAGTGCGGGGGGCCGTTGGTGGGTTGATGGTAATAATGCGAAAGCTGGCGCCACCGCGGGATACGGCCGTAGCCCGGATAAGCCGTTCTCCACGATTGCGGCAGCGCTTGCCGCTGCTGTTACGCACGACCGTGTCTATGTCCTGCCCGACCACACGGAAGCGGCGCTCACTCTCGCAGCATCGTTTACATTCGGGGTGTCCGGCGTCGAGGTTATCGGCCTCGGGCGTGGAACGAACCGGCCCTCGTTCGTGTTTACAGCGGCTGCGGGCAGCGTGAACATGAACGCCACCAACTGCAAGTTGCAGAACGTGCGGTTGACCTCGTACTTCACCAATGGCATTACCGCTCCCATAAACATCGCGGCATCGGGCTGTGAGGTCGATTCCTGCTCCTTCGAGGAGACCCTCTCAACGCAGGAAATGCTAGCTGGTATCAAGATCGCGGCGGGTTGCTCCCAGGTGCGGATCACGAACAATACCTACAACGGAATCGCCGGTGGGCGTCTTGTGTCCTTTATCTTAGCAGCGGGCGCCGCAGATGGATTGGTGATCGCTGACAACTATCTGAGTTGCGATGCGTCAGCCTCTGTGATTGACGCATTGACGGCGAAGTCCCTCGAGGTCCAGATTTTGCGGAATCTGGTCATAAACTTGGATACGTCTGCTGGTCTCGGCATCTCCGTGAAGAGCGATACCACGGGTTTCGCAGATGGTAACCGCGTCGTGAATCTCAAGAATGCGGTCTACGGCCTCGTGGGTGCCGGCATGGCCTATGGCTTGAATCACTGCTCGAACGCCCTCGGCGCGAGTGGAGTCATCTGCCCTGCAGTTGACAACTTCCCAACCTAGACCTTCTTCCGCTGCGCCTTGTAGTGATCGGGCGGTAACTCGCCCGGTCCCGCATAACTGGTAATTCAATTATGCGGGACCGTATGATCCATGAGGTTTATAAGTATGAACCGGGCCATAGGCCCAGGGATGAGAAGTGAACGATGGTGCTAAAGGTGAGTGATTGCGGCAGAAAACACTTGGCGCTGGCGCTGTCGATCCTTGGGCTGATTGCTGCCCTGCTCGGCACGTTCTGGTGGAATCAGCAGGCAAACGCGAGCCTACTTGAGGTGCGGATCCGGGCGAATGAGCAATTCCGGGCCAGCACTGAGGTCAAGCTCGAACGGATAGCTGAAGATATACGCGAAATCAAAGAGGCGGTCAAGCCGCCCAAAACGGCTGCGAAACCGTAAGGAGACCGAACATGAATCTGGCGACGAACGATGACCGCTCAATCGTGATAGTGATACCGGGATCGGTCAGTATTCCTGGTGGCATCGGGCCGGGCGGCACAGGAACAGGAACAGGGAGATAGGAACATGAAGAAATTAATGATTCTCGCCCTCGTGGGGCTGATGCTGCTGCCGGGATGCAGCGGCGTGATTATGTCCACGACGTACAGCAACCTCCTGGATAAGTGGGTTGCAATCAGTGAGGCCGACGCGACGCGGGCGCTGAATAAGACGTTCGACGCCAACGATATGACCTCGGCCCTCGTGGACCAGTACGCCGCGTTCAAGCAGTTTCAGGACGCGCGGGACGGTAAGGAGAGCGCTCTACCGAGCGACGTGGCGAAGGCCATCAATGACGCCAAGGCTCCACGGTGAGCTATCCTTGGCCTTCTTACAGGGAGTAAGTGCAAATGACACTACAAGAATTGAAAGATGCCCTGCCCCCGGAAATGGAGCCGTGGGTTGCTGAGTACGGCCCGGACATCGTGAAGCTCGCCGCCGCCACGATCAAGGATTACATCGAGCGGCTCATTATGGGCGACACTTCCGGCGTCTTTGCTGATCTGATCGCCGGGATGAGCAACGCGGACCTGGCGGCAACACGTCGGCGGACCTTGATCGCAGGCGTCCTGGCCAACAAGGCGAACGCGGAGAGCATCCAAATGGCGAAAGCAGCAGGCG